CTTCAACGCGCTTTTGTGAGTGAAAGCCCGTTGATACAGTTCCATATTTTTGATTTTTGTTCCGACGAGCGAATTTAGCATCTCACGCGACAAGCCGGGAATAGTTTCCATGTTTATGTTATATTACACACAAGGTTTAGTTTTAAGCCAAACGGATTCAGGCAGTCGTCGGCTTTGCCACCTTTGGGCGAACCTTCTTCTCCTTTGGGGCGGCAGCATCGGTTGAGGTTGCTGCCACGATTGGGGTGTCTGGAACCTTCTTGGCACGAGGCTTCTTCTCCATCTCCTCCTTGATGTAGTGCTTGCTCAGATAGTGCTGCAGGTTCAGGAACGTCAGCTGAACACCCTCTGGAACCTCCAGCAGAGACTTCAGCTTATCATCGAGGCTAATCTTCTGCCCCGCCTTCAGACCGTTCGTCTCAAAGTACTTGTTCATGTGGTTAGATACCTGGGAGCGAGAGATCATATCCTCGGGACCCAGGCTCAGGAAGGTGCGCAGAGCATCCGTCACCTTCTGGGGCTTATTGAAACCGTTGTTCTTGGTGCGAGCCTCCTGCTTCTCACCGGTAGGGTCCTCAATGTGCTGGCGAATCTTGCGAATCTCCTTGCGCACAGCCTTGAGCTCCTTCATCAGGGCGTCGAGAGTTACGGGGGCATCGGTGGTGGTAGCCATCTTATACTCTACACACGAGACAGGGCTTTAAGTGCTATTGCTGCGAGTAGAATCATGACCAAAATCACGAAACCTTTGAAAAAAATTTGCCAAACCTTCTCGTCTTCGGGCTGTGGGTTAAAAAACGGCGCAGACCCCTTTATTTCTGAAGGTTTGTCACTCTGTGGTAAATTCACATTGAAACCTGGAGGCAACGAGCCGCCCCCAGATGGACGAAAGTCTTCACCGAAAATTGGGTACGGACCGACATTTTGACAGGCGGGAATGCAGCACCCGAGATTGCATGGATACACCAGACCGTTCTGTCTGTTTATGTACCCACAAATTGAAGTTGTTATATCCAGGGGATCGGTCAAACACTGACACCCTGAATTTACAAATTCTGCACTGCATGCGCTCATCTAACATTAAAGAATATTTTTGTTTATAATACAATGGAGTACGGAAAGCCCCAAAAACTTCCAGATGGTCGTTATTTTTTGAAGATTAATGGATCTCGTCATCAGGTGAATGGCGTGATTCTACAAGACTTGCTGACATCCAAGTCAGTCAACTTCAAGATTGATGACTCTAAATTGTTTGCTACTATTGATAACGAGCTACTCTCTCAGGCGAAGGAGTCTCGGGTTGAGTGGTTCGGCAAGGAGCTCAGTGACGAGACGATCGCCAACGCCTTCCAGGAGAGCGTCACGGACGGCGTCCTCAGTGCATCACTGGCAACCGTCAAGGGTGAGGTGGTCACCATGGCTTTCGACACCCAGAAGAACTCGGTCGATCTCCAGGAGGTTGCGACAGGTTCAAAGTGCGATGTACTTCTTGAGCTCTCAGGTCTGTGGTTCCTGAAAAAGTCCTTTGGTCCCATCTGGCGTGTGGTTCAGGTGCGCGTGCGCAGCGGTGCCGCGAAGCCGACTTTCCCCAAAGAGTACCTGTTCGCCGACGATGCCGAGGAGGAGGATGAGGACCCAGCTGACTACCTGGACTGAAAGACTTTGAGTCCAGCCAAAAAAATATCACCAACTTATAATAATGAATCGCAAGGGACTGGCAATCATGGTTCTGGCGGCAGTCATCCTCCTGCTTCTTTTTGCCCCCACTTGCCGCACCAGCTCATATGCATCAGCTCAGCCACTTGGCTTTAACACTATAAATGATGGCACCGCTCAGAATCAATCTAAAACCGGCATGGGTTCTCCCTACTCAGGAGGTGCGGCCGGCGGCAGCTCAGTGTCCTCCGCCAGCCTGATCCCCCGCGACGTGGTCGCCACCGAGGACTTTGGTCAGTTCAGCCCAGACAAGATCCTGGGTAACCAGAACTACCTGGACCCCCGCAGCCAGATCGGCTACCCAGAGACCATCGGCGGCGTCCTGCGCAACGCCAACCGCGACTTCCGCAGCGAGCCCCTGAACCCCCGCACCCCAGTCAGCATCTTCAACCTCAGCACCATTCCCCCAGATGTGATGCGCCCCAAGTTTGAGATTGAGCGCGAATATCAGTAAATTTCGAGAGGCTTAAAAAATAGACCATTTTAATTAGAAATGGACTTTAAAAATGCTACGACTGAGTGGATCTCTATAAAGACCCAGCTCGCCGCAGCTCGCAAAGATCTCTCAACGCTCAATCAGCGTGAAAAGGAGCTTCGCGAGTTTGTGACTAAACACATGGGGGAGAACAAAATTGACACCGTGAATGTCCAGGACAAAGTTAAGGTTAATTTCAAGCTTAAAACTGTCAAGGGTAGTATCACAAAAGACGTTATCAAGAGGGGTTTGACCACCTTTTTTAGTGGAAACGAGGTTCAGGTCGAGGGAGCTTTCAACGCCATCCAGGACGCAGTCGACGTCAAGGAAGTTGCGGGTGTTAACGTATCTGGTATCAGTAAGCTCCTGTCTTAGAGAGACTGAACGTAACTACAATAAGACGAAATGGGTATCAACGATGAATACTCACGCGATGCGTACAATTTTGAACAGTCGTGGGATTCGGATGATTTAGATGATTTTGACAACGAACTTGACCCTGAAGATTGGGAAGCTTTGTATTCAGAGGAGATTCACGACGGTTGGAGCATCTTCAACGAGTACGTTGCTGACAACTATTTGATGCTCAAAAGTAGTTGCAACTATACAAAGTTTGTTGAACTTTTGATGAAACCAGAACATTATTACTCGGCAGATCCGTCTCCACATGCTATCCGTGCATGGGTATCACTCAGGAGGGTTCGAATTGTAAAAGAACGAGTCGATCCTGAAAGTTTCTACAAGTGGTTCGATATTAATGTAAACCTATAATAAATGATTGATATTACATCTCCAAAGGTGTTTACACCAGCACTTTTGTTTGCAATCTTAAGCCCTGGACTCTTGGTGGGAATCCCACCCGGTTCAGGTCTTTTGGTTCAGGTGTGCATGCACGCCCTCCTTCTTTGCATATTTAATTACCTGATTATCAAGTTTGTGTTTAAATTCAATATGACAACCGCTGATATCATCGTCCCAGGAGTGCTGTTTGTGGCACTGACCCCAGGGGTTATTTTAAGCATTACTTCGGGACAAACCGCAGTCGGTATTCATGCCGTTGTATTTTCTCTTTTTTATGCATTACTTCGCGGACAGTTTCCAGAATATTATTAAACGGAACTCATAGAAGATGGTGAAAAACCTCGTTATAGGTCCCGGGGCTATGGGGTATTTCATGTACCTCGGAGTCTTGTCCAAACTCAAACAAGATGGTCAACTTGAGGGTCTCGAGGAAATTTCAGGATCAAGTGCAGGTGGTATGGTAGCCTTTACCTACGTACTCTCAAATGGAAATATTCCAGCTATTCTCGACTATTCACTGTCTGTTCCAGTCGGAGACATAATGAAACCAAATATTAAAAGTCTTTTGAATAATTACGGACTTGTTTCATCTAAAAAAATTCGAAAAGCTCTGGCAGAAATGTGTAAAAAATTTACAGGAAAGGATGACCTCACATTCAAGGAACTTTACGAATTGAATCCAGTGAAACTTCACATATCGGCATATTGTGTGGATTTCATGAAGACCATTTACTTTAATATAGATTCTACACCTAATATGAGTGTTCTCGACGCTGTTTCAGCCACAATAGCTGTTCCATTTTTATTCGCACCCGTAAAACTCGGTGATGGATATAATTACGTGGATGGTGCGACGGTAGAAACTACTGCCGCAAGTCCATTCGTGGACCGAAGAGACACGTTAGCTCTCAGAATTGCGTGGGGACGTCTCTCCGATGTGAAGGATCTCAAGAGCTACGCACTCAGTGTTTTATTTTCTACTATGAAAATGCGGCACGTCTATGCAGTCCCAACCCATGACATAGATATTCCCGATGATGACATATATGATTTTAATGCATCAAATGAGAATAAACTGAAAATGTTTATGATTGGTCTGTCCCAAAATTTTTCAAAGTATATAGTATATGAACACCCTACCTCTCACTCGGAGGTCTCCGAATAGGTCCCCGAACCGGTCCCCCAACCGGTCTCCCAACCGGAACAACAACGGGCGCCCTCGCCTTCGTGAGGGGCAGGTCCGCCGTATTGTTGCTCTGATTATCACGCTTGTGGTTTTGTTGTATCTTAATAACTATGTCATGGGAATGTCTGCCGGGGATGCACTCAAGGTGCGCCGGATGACCCTTAATTCCTTTTTAAAATTCAAAAATATAGTCCAGTCATCCTTTGCAGGATATGAGGATGTCATAGAGGCGGGAGCCTCCTCTATCGTAGCTGTTCTTCACCGTAAGTTTCAGACGGGCACCTTGCGTCCCAATGTTGCAAACCTGGCAGTTGGAACTGTAGCATTCACTGTGAGTTATCGAGGAGGGGCACGCACTTCTAATTTTATAAACAAAATTCATAAATATAACAACTCTCGTTTCGGACGTATATCTGGAAGAACTTCGGCGAATGCAGAGATGGTCAGGACTGGTATCATCACCATGATTGCATGGCTCGTTTCGAGCTTGAATTATTTCGCGGCTGAAAATGTAGCTGGTATTGTCCGGGAGGAACTGCGGGTACGTGGTCTCGAGCGTTCGACCCCTGCTAAGCTCGTGAATTACGGAGCTACGACTTTGAGGCTGATGCTCTAATGAGCGCGAGCAAGGAACAAATTTCCAGAGTTTGAATTAGATGAGTATGATTGAACAGGTGAAAGTCTCCGGGGGCTCGGGCTTGGGGTCTTGGGACGTGTAGGGCTTGGGGTCTTGGGACGTGTAGGGCTTGGGGTCTTGGGACGTGCAGGGCTTGGGGTTTTGTTTCGGCGTTGACCTCTAAATTTACTCCATAATTTTTGTGCTATAAGAAGTACAACTGCGGCACCAATCTTTCGTGGATGTTGAGTTACAACATGTTTCGTTGCGCGCGCTGTACCCTTGACAACACGCACCGTATTCCCGACGGCTTTTGTTCCAACTGCGTGACCTATATATGCCACAGCCAACGCCGCCCCTGCTTTTGTCTTGCGTGGATGCATCTTTGCCACATTTGCAAATTTAACACCTACTTTAAACCATCTCTCATTTCCAAGTTTTTCTACTGCAAAATTCCAAAGTCCCCCCTTAATATTTTCACCTCGAGCAGTTGAATTTCCGGGCAACATCAAATAATCAAAAACTACATGTGAAAGTTTTGTCGCAGCTTGACGTCTATTATTACCAGCTTTATTTGAAATTACTTTATTTGCTGCATTTGCTATTGCCTCTCCTTCATTCTTACTGTACCCGGATTGAACGAGAAGTCTCTTGATGGCGGGTTTTTGTTCTTCTGTCAAAAATATTTGAGCCAACTGCTTCACATTCAGCATTTGTCCGGGTGCAGCTGCAGAAACTTTAAACTTATTCAAAGTATAGGTGACTGCTCGAGCAATTTTAGAAGGTCTAAGAGGCGAAAGTGTATAGTAAGTATTCAATATACGTTTCTTTTCTTCATTGGAAATATTTGAAAGACGAGATCTAACAATTTTACGCTTTCCAATAGTACCTCCACGGCTATTTGCAATACCATACCTCTTCACATTTTCTGGAATCATAGCCAACAAGATTGCATTGATTTTTTCGCGTTCGGCATTATTAAGAGAGGTTCGAGGTACGGATGCTGATCCAGTTCTTCTGGTTACCGATCGTAAAGCCCTCCCGAGACTTGCCGACATCCTTAATACTTAGAAAGATTATTTTTATATTTATTAATGGAATCTGTGGAGCAACGACGTATCGTGTTTTCTGCAGCCCAGGACATATGGTCTTCCCTTGGTCCAGGGTACAGCGAGTCT